ATGATTCCCATACCTTTGATTGGTTCAACGTATGTATCAAGAACACCGATTTGGTTATCAATAATTTCTGGAGTATTGTTTTCTTCATCCATTTTATTGAAGTAGTTATATAAACCATTCTTACTTACATATGTCTCACAGATAACATCAGCTCTCAACTTAATGTCAGCTCTCACATCAGCCGTGTTGAACTTCCACTGGAAGTCTAACAACATTCTTGATAATTCTCTTTCAAGTTCAATCAACACCTCTCTTACGTGAATGTAAGAAAGAGCAGACTTAACAAGAGTTTGAGCTGTGTTTTCAGTCTCGATAATGAATCCTCTATTTCTCTTGAACACTAATGGGTTCATTTGAGCTTGATTTAAGTATTCGATATCCTCAGGTGTGAAATCTTGTTCAATTGAATTGATTCCAGTGATTCTACCATTTGTAACACCAGCCGCAATTGTCCAAGGTGTAACATTTCCAACATTTGAAATATGCTTAGCCATATAAGTCGTAGCAACGAATGGTGCTGGTGGATGATTAAGTGGTCTACCGTTATCATTGATGTTAACATAAGGGAAGAAATAACCTACACAAGTAGTTCCTGCTCCATCACCAAACGAGTAAAGGAATGCTGGGTTACTTTCAGGGTCACCACCAGAAGCGACATATTGCATTTGTAATACACCTTCTGTATTTACGAATGTAGGTGAAGATGAGTTTTTGAACATTTTCGCAGATGGCATGTTGATGAAACCAAAAGCGTCTAATCTATCACCACAAATATCAACCAATTGTTGTTTAGATTTCTCAGTAAGACCTAAACCAAATGAGTCAACTAAATATCTAAAGTCAATTGCCTCTTTGTTAGTCAATGCTTTAAACAATGGAGTTCCTTTAGCAACTAAGTTCAAAATTGAATTTTGTCTAGCTTCAGTTCCATCGGGCATCGATGCGTTTCTAATTCTAAATCCTTTTAAAGAAAGAGCTTTGTAAGTAGAAGCGTATTGGTCTACAGTTGAGTATCTTTGTGTTTGAAGTTGTCCACCTGAGAATCTTGTTGCAATTCTTGAATCACAAGTGATTTCAGTAAGAGTAGCATCACCTGAATATTGTCTCTTAGATAATATTCTTGTAAGCTTTCTTGGATATTGACCAGTTTGAAGAAGTGTAGTATCATAGTATGCTTCTAAGAAATCACCAACTTTTACCTCTGAATATCTTTCACCATTTACTAAAACTTTGTTTGGAACTTGAACATATCCAGCAGGAACTTCAATTTCTAAAGTTTGTTTGTAGTTAGATTTTTCAGATTTAATCCAGAACGTGTTGTTTGCTAAGGCAGCAACGTCAACATCTGTAGCTAAATCAGTGTCTTTGAACTCTACATATAAATCAGAGCTATTATCAAGATACATTCTTAAATAATGTCTCACTAAATAATCATACATTCTTGTTACATCTGTAAGTTGCTCATAAACTACTTCCTCAACTACAGGATAAGCATAATATTTAGAAGAACCTGAACCGTTACCATATCCAAGAAGACCAGCAATTTGCTGAGGTGTTTTACCATTGAAAGCAGTTACCTCATTTGTTGCGATTGTAAATGAACCAGTGTTCAATTCAGCATCAGGGAAATAAATTTGCTCAAATGTAGTTAAATTAATTTCAGTGTCCCAAGCAGTTACATCAGAATAGAAAACTATGTAGTCGTAACCAGCCCAAGACTGTGTATTACCACCATTGATAGCTTGTTCACCATCAACAAACAATGCGTTCACTGTTGTATTTAATAGTGTAGCGTTACTAGCAGATGCTCCTGAACTACCTAAATATAATCTGTTACTAAAGAAGTAATCTTTAGTGTTTATTTGACCATCATAGTATTTAGTATAGAAAGAAGAGTATTTAGCAACAACACCAATAGAATCACTGTTGTTATTGATATCAGCAATAGTAGATTTAGTTGTAACACCTTCACTACCTAAGATGAACTCATTATCTTCTGTATAAATTACTAAATAACCATTTAAAATCTCAGTCAATTGAGCAGTTGTTAAACCAGTTGTCAATTTGAATGATTTGTTTAAAACTGAACTTTGAACAATATCAGAAATTGTAATGTTTTCAAAACTATATTTTTCGTATGTTATAGGACTAAGAACTAAAGACATTCTATTTTTGTTAGGACTGTCAATTAAATTCACTAATCTATTAAACATTTTGAATTTTCTCCATTGTTTATAATTACTTATAGAAGGAGTGTCGTTTGTCCCTGGAAACTCAATTTTGATTATACCAGAACCAGCTGTTACTTCAGAAATATAGTAATCATCAGTTGATGCTGTTCCAAATAAGTATTGGTTTTTAGACACGTTTGTAGTTCCTACAGTAACATTACTTACTGTAAATGAATGAGGAGCGACAAATGATTGTGAAGCAACACCTAAATCGATATAACCTAATACGATATCAGTCGCACCTACAGTTGGTCTAACACCAGCCTGTAAGCTATTTGCGATTTGAATATCACCAGTTGTATCGATATAGAAAGCTGATGAGTAAGTTGCTAAAGTTGTGCTGAATGGGTAATCACCAGCATTCATAATTAAAGTAGCTGTTCCAGTTACAGGAACATATGTATCACCGATTACAGCATAAGCTCCAGCTCCATTGTTATATGTTATACTAATTGAAGTAGTAGCAGTAACAATTGATGGAGTAGGACCAGCTAATGTAACGTTATAAACAGAACCTTCACCAAACCAAGCTGTTCTTTCAGGATTTTCTACCAAACCAGTTGTTAATAAAGTCTCAGCGAACTCGTTACCCGGAGTTAAATCAAAACCGTAAGCGTGAGCATCTTGAGAAACATATGAATAAGAACCAACTGATGGACCTAAATCACCTAACATAGCTGTTACGTTACCTGGTAAGTCAAGAGGTGTTGAAACAATTTTCACATCTTCAGTAATTGTTTCTTTGTAAGAAAGGAACTCTACTGAATTCTCACCACCATCAGCAATTGTATTACCCAACAAGTCTAATACACCATTGTAATAATCTGCTTCAACTACATCGTTGTTAAATGCACAGAATACACCAGTTCTATCAGTGTCTCTGTTTATTGTAGTTTCAATAAATATGTTTCTACCGTTTAAGTCTCTAAAATATGGAATTAATGACAATCCTTCATAATAAGCTAATGTTGTAACGTTTCTATCATTAGCGAAATTTCTAATTTGAGCTTTTCTTAAACCAGAAGAATTGAAGTAAGAACTCCATCTAGGGTCTACAGCTAACTCTTGATAATTAGACCAATCACCAGCAATAATAACAACATCTACAAGATAATCAGAGGCGTAATCTAAAGCATTAACATAAGAAGGTAGTTTCTCAATAGAACCATACCATTCAAGTAATGTTCTATCAAAACCAGTCAATGTAGATTTATAAATAAATACAGAAACATATCTATCTGAAAGGTTCGTAATATTGAACGCTCTTTCAGCGTATCCTGAAGTATTTTTTGTTAAGTTAATGAAAGAATCAGTATCTCTTTTCCAAAAACCTGTAGTATCAAAGAATCTTCTGTATGGACCTTCTCTTTCAATATCATTATTTGAACCAGCTGAAGCCGATAAAGATTGATATTCAATAACATCCAACGTGTCATCAGTTACTAAGAGGTTCATAGCGAAAACTGGAGCAGTTTCCACCATTTTAGAAACTGTTCTATGAAAGAATGAACCTTTTCTTTCTAATCCTCTATCTAATTGACCGAAAATAGACTCCAACTCACTAGTTGTAGTTATTCTAATCGGTGTATTAACAGGCCCTTTTCTTGAAACACCAATAACGAGGTTTGTTATACCTTCAACTACTGGGCTTGTGATTACAGACTTGTCAAATTCTTCTAAGAAGATTCCTGGTCTCTTGTATTTTCCAATTTGAATTGCCATATTGTTTTATATTTTTTTTAATTTTAAAGTATATATAAAAAAGAAAAAACGATATTTTTTCTTTTTTTACTTTTTCATTTGAATTTCTTGAGTGTCTTTTTTTAATTCTTTCTCAGTATCAACCATAAGTTTTTTGTGATCATCCATCAATTTTTGAAGCTCTTTTGTTTTTTCTGCTAAAATCTTTTGCAAATCACTCAATTTGATGTCAATTTCCTTTAATTGTGTATCCAATCTTTTAATACTCGTAGGATCTTTTGTCAAACCTTTTTCTTGAACATATTTATCCTTATTAATGTTAGCATCAACTCTTGCTTGGCTATTTCTGTTGATTTCATTTTGAATTCTACAAATTC